AACTTGAACCAGTTATAACTGAACTTATGCAGGCAGCTGCTAAAGAACAAGGAATAAGAATATGAGAACTTGGATATCAGAAATCTTTACCTTCCTAATCCTTGCAGTATTTGCATTTGGTTGGATTGACACTCTTTGGATCTTTGGTGTAGAAGATAGTAAGACCTACACTTGGTGGTATTTAATTCAATATTTGGGGAACTTAGCATGATTTACGTAGGTCAATACATAATTGGAAAACATGGCGAATCTAAAATTAAAAAGATTGAACTGTGCGAAAATGTAGGTGACAAATATGGCATACCTATGAAAAAGGTTCATAATAAAGATAAAGACAGATGTGTTTTTGATCTTGAAAATGGACACTTTGAATATGGTATAGATTGTATTGTCTCTGATAACTTCTATAACAATGTTATAGTTTTGGATAATTTAAAAATAAGAGGAGAAGCTTAATGCCAATGACAATTGTTGATTATAAAAATTATACAAATAAACTTGGAACTTTCTATAAGAACAGCAAAGAAGATATGGATCTTCTTGCCAATCTTAGGAGAATGGTTACTAACCTTAATAAAGATTTAAGGGATGCCAATAAAGACTATCAGTTTTATGTTAAATGCCAAGGAAGGCTTGGTAAAAATAATCCAAATGCTTATAAGTATCGCGGCAGATACATGTATTGTATAAAACTAGAAGATGCCGAAAGAATGGATGCATATATCTACAGGCGTAGGTAATGATTTATTTTGAAATCATTGGTGGATCTAAATCAGAAAAGCAACTCGTTGAGGATGCTTTCTGGTTTGCGTTGAAAGAACTGATGCCTCGTAAAAAGAACCTTGATGTTTTATTTTCATTAGTAAAAATGGAAGGAACACAGGGTTTTCAAGTTATGGTTGAAAAGACCTTTCATGAAATAGAATTGAAAAAAGGTATGAGTAAAGATGATTTGATTACTGCTGTATTTCATGAAATGGTGCATGTTCGTCAGTCAGAACGTGGTGAAAAGATGGATTTTACTTTAGATTATTTAGATAGACCATTCGAGCAAGAAGCTTACAAACTTCAAGAGTCAATGTTACAAAAGTATAAATATATTCATGATACAGTTTAAAACATTTTTGGAGGAAGGCATGAGACCATTAACTCCTGCTGAGTGGGAAAAACCTAACTCACAGACAGATGAATCTCGTCTCACTATCCTCAAAAGACTCATTCAACAAAAAGCAGATATAGTTACCGTTGATAACGATACAATCAAGCTGGCTGATGATGAAAGGAACTACGGTTCAATAAAAGATTTTGAAGACAATCCTGGAAAAGCTTTTACTTTATATAAAACAAATGGTGATACAATATCAAGCTCAAAGATTGCAAAATCACCAGTCTTTGGAGGAGGTAAAGGATCAGGCGGAGGAACAGAAAATACAGCATATGCAGAAACACAACAGTGTTATTATCTTGCTGCAATGTTGAAAAACCCAAATCAACCTATTGAGTTTTATACACCAGAAGTATTGGAAAAAACAAGAGGCAGAGCTTCAACAGGTAAAACTACATTGGAACAAACGTTTGAAGAACTTGATGCAAGCTGGGGAGTATCAGCATATCTATCAGGTCAAATACTAATTAAACAAGGTTATGTAAATAGAAAACATACGTTCCATAGAGACTCCCCTGAAATGCAATATATCTATAAAGCAAAAGATACTGCATTTAAAAACTCTGGATTCTCTAAAATGAAAGATGACAAATGGAATCCTGGAGATATATGGGCCATTGAAGATGGATTAGATTTAAAGAAAGAATTAAATATTACATCAGTATCTGCTTTAAATCTTTCAATTAAGAAGTTATTGGATTCAAGAAAATTAGTTCCAATATCGTTGAAAAAGGTAAAGAAGAAAGCAAAGATCATAACACAAACACCAGCACGTGCAGATTCACCTGCATATACACTAAGTAAGATAAACCTTCAAAGTGGTAGAGGTACTTTCTGGACAAACAAAATGGCAACAATAATATTTAAGCCTGATGGAAAGATGGATATTCGCGCAAATGCTCCTTTGTCTGCGTCTAAATTTGAAATAGTTCAAAAATCAGCAAGAGCCGGAGGTGCAGGCTGGACAATCTTTATGGACTTTGCAAAAAGATATATGAATGAAACAGTTCCACCTTATACATCTATAAAAGCTCAAGGTTTAAAGATGGCTAAAGGTGATAAAAGAGAAATAGGTTTATTTAAAAAGTATGCCGTTAAAGTAGACAGATCAGCTGAAAAGAATTTTGAAGCAGAACTTGCCAAGAAAGACAAGATTTGGATTGTTGCAAAGTATGCAGCAACTTTTGCATCATACCTATTGATAACCAATAGAGGACCTAAAGCAGATAAAGTTATAAATGCTATGGTCAATTACGCCGCATCTACTTCGGAAGATGCATGTATTCACATCGTTGTAAAGGAGGGATAATGTCTAACATAGTCGATTTTAATAAACAAAAAGCTAATCCATTTTTAGTTGCAAATGGTGCAGCATCACGTGTAGAAAAGAAAGGTGCTTTCTATGTGTTCAGTCTCAGACTATCAGATGACGATATTAGAGAGTATTCTTTTACAAATAGAGATAAAGCTTATTTGATGAGAGGAGTTCTTATCTCTCATCTCGAAAACAAACTAAGGATGAAAGTAGTCAATGTATGAGTATAAAATAAAACTAGTTCGAGTAATTGATGGTGATACTGTTGATGTCGATATTGATTTAGGTTTTGATGTTTGGTTGAGAAATCAAAGAATCAGACTATATGGTATTGACACACCAGAGTCAAGAACATCAGATGCTGATGAAAAGATATATGGGTTATTAGCAAAAGACTTTCTAACAAAATGGACAAATGCTGGTGACCTAATTCTTAAAACGTATAAAGATGATGCAAGAGGAAAGTTCGGAAGAATCCTCGGCGAGCTTTGGTATGGTAAAGATCATAATATCAATCAATTACTAGTAGATAATCATCATGCTGTAAGATATCACGGTCAATCAAAAGAAGAAATATGGGAAGAACATATTGCCAACAGGAAAAAACTTGAAGAGCCTCATGTCGCAACAGCAGTAAATGTATTGGATAACTAAATGAAAAGTTTCGGTCAATATCTCAAAGAATCTAAAAATACTCACATGACTCATATTGAAGATCGTGTGATTTATGGTGGTGTAAAAGGTGCAAGAGAAGCGATACTTGCATTAAGATCTCTTCGAGATATGCTGGCCGGAAATGCAGAAAAGGCAAGTGATGTTACTGTAAAATGGGACGGTGCACCTGCGGTATTTGCAGGAACCGATCCAAGAGACGGTCAGTTCTTTGTTGCTAAAAAAGGTATATTCAATAAGTCACCAAAGGTTTATAAAAGTCATGCTGATATTGATGATGATACAAGCGGAGATCTATCAGATAAATTAAAAGCAGCCTTTGATGCGCTAAAAGATGCTGGTATTAAAGACGTGATTCAAGGCGATATCATGTTTACAAAACCAGAATTGAAAAAAGAAACAATACAGGGTGAGCAGTATATAACATTTCACCCTAATACAATAGTTTATGCTGTGCCGGCTAAATCAGATCTGGCTAAAAAGATACTATCATCAAAAGTTGGTATAGTATTTCATACAGCATATAAAGGTGGAAGCTTTGAAGATATGAAAGCTTCTTATGACGTTAACGTAGATAAGTTAAAAAATAAGAAAGGACTATGGGCTGATGATGCACGTGTTCGCGACTTATCTGGATCTGTCGTATTCTCCGCCAAAGACACGAAGGAAGTTACTCGATCGTTGTCGATTGCGGGTAAAATATTCCAAAAGATTGCTTCTACGACTCTTAGGCAGATTGAAAAGAATCCAGATCTTGCGCAAATAATCGAGACACATAATAACAAATATGTGAGAGCTGGCCAAAAGATTACCAATACTTCTCGGCATGTAGATAGTCTTATTAAATTTATTAATGATAAGTATCAAAAAGAAATTGATAAGAGATCTACGCCAGCTGGTAAATCAACACAACAGAAAAAACGAGATGATATATTATCGTTTTTCTCAAAAAGTAACAAAGCTAATCTTAAGCTTGTATTTGACTTGCAGAATGCAATTGTCGATGGGAAGCTAAAGATTATAAATAAACTAGATAAACTATCAAATATGAATACCTTTATTAAGACTAAAAATGGTTTTAAGGTAACCGGTTCAGAAGGTTATGTTGCCATTGACAAACTTAAAGGAGGTGCATTTAAATTAGTTGATCGGTTGGAGTTCTCATATAATAACTTCAGCCCCGATGTTATAAAAGGCTGGGACACACCGTCCCGATCCTGATGGAAAGAGCGGAAAGTATATGCTAGAGTTTAAAAAATACTATCACATGTCTGAGGAAGAAGTCAATGAATTATTGACTATCCAACAACGTGTGAAGTTAAAACAAGCAATAAGACGCAATAAAGCCAAGATTCAAATGGGTGCTAAACGCGCCAGGAGAAAGATTGCCGATCTTGATACTCTAAGAAAACGTTCAGTCAAGCAAGCAAAGAATGTTTTGATTAAGAAGTTTCTTAAGAATAAGAGTAAACAAGATCTATCCTATGCAGCAAGAGGAGCATTGGAAAAGAAACTGGCAAGACCTGGAGTAAAGAATGCAATCCAAAGATTGGCTAAAAAACTACTTCCACAAGTTCGCCAGAAGGATCGCAATAAGCTAAGAAAATCTGGCGGACAAAATGCTAAATCTTAAAAGTTTTACACAATACGTAACTGAAGGTACAAAAGATGTTACCGTTGCTTGGGGTAGATTTAATCCTCCAACAATAGGACATGAAAAGTTACTTACTGCAGTTGCAAAAACTGCAAGAGGATCTGCATATAAAATATATGCATCTCAATCAGCAGATCCTAAAAAGAATCCACTTCAATATAAAGATAAAATCAAGTATATGCGTAAGATGTTTCCAAAGCATTCACGTAATATTATGATATCTTCGAAGATTAGAACTATTATGGAGTTGTTATCATCACTCTATGATCAAGGTTTTAATAAAGTTACTATTGTTGCTGGTAGTGATAGAGTACCTGAGTATGAAACACTGGCAAACAAGTATAATAAAGTCAAAGGCCGTCATGGCTTCTATAATTTTGACGGAGGAATCAACGTTGTTTCTGCAGGTGTAAGAGATCCTGATGCCGAAGGTGCTACAGGTATGTCAGCCTCCAAGATGAGAGCAGCTGCTGCAGATAATGACTTTCAAACATTTTCAAAAGGTCTACCTTCTGGATTTAAAGAAGGACAAAAGCTTTTTAATGATGTTCGTAAAGGAATGAATCTCAAAGAATCATATAAGTATAGACAACATATTGAACTTGAAAAAGTATCTGATGAAAGAGAAGAATATGTTGAAGGCAACCTATATGATGAAGGAGATCTTGTAGTAATTAAAGAAACACAAGAAATAGGTAATGTTCTACAACTTGGAACTAACTACCTACTGATTGAAACTTCAAATGGAAAATACAGATATTGGCTAGACCAAGTTGAACCACTTGAAGAAAAAGATAGAAGGCCAGGTCAAGATCCGGATATTAAGGATAGACCCGGTACACAACCTAAACCTTATTATGGAAAAGATGCGAGAGGAAAAAAGATGTCTAAATCGACTAAAGCAGCTCGTGATAGACACTTTAAGAAGGGTGCAAAAATGGATGATGATAATCCAGCAGCATATAAACCTGCTCCTGGAGATAAAGGCGCAAAGACACGGCCATCAAAGCACACTAAAAAATTCAAGAAAATGTTCGGGGAGGATAACGTGGAAACATTTAAACAGTTCGTCGCAGAGGCTGATGTCACGGCTGCTTTGAAAAAGAAGGCAGAAAAGTCTGGCATGCCTATGGGAATATTAAGACAAGTTTTTAACAGAGGTGTTGCTGCTTGGAGAACTGGTCATAGACCGGGTACTAATCCAACACAATGGGGTTTGGCGAGAGTCAACTCATTTGCAACAAAATCTTCAGGTACTTGGGGAAAAGCAGATAAAGACCTCGCAGCCAAAGTGAGGGGAAGCTAATGAAAAATTTCAAAGAAGTATATGAATTAGGAACTGATGCATATACAAAACACACAAAGAAAATGACACCTGGCCAAAGCGAAGGTTATGAGGGTGAAGTAACTAAAATCCTATCAAAGAAAGGAATTGATGGTTACTTTAAAAATGGTAAGCTCATGGTTTCAAAGAGAGATAAAGATGCTGCTATGAAAGCATTGAAGAAAAAATCTCATAAAGTTGATATGCCAACTATTCAAGTTGAATCAGAGCATGTTACTCGATATGGTGATCATTGGAAAGAAGC